GACTCGAACCTCCATGATGCCTTGCTCCCAAAGCAAGTGACTTAGCCATTAGTCCATTACCCTATATGTATAAAACAAAAAACCCCGAGATTTTTAAGTCCCGAGGTTTTCTAATATTTTAAGTTAAACTAAATTAACCAACATCAGTATCTTCGAGACTATTAGACATAGGTTGCTCATTCCAATTTTGTTGGTTCATAGGCGACGTTGTATGTGTAAATTGTCTCATTGAATTTTGTTTTATTTTTTTTTCTTTTTACAAAGATATCAATAAATATCTATATAATCAATAAAAAGTTTATATATTTTTATTTCCAGTGTTTATCTCTCAATTCGTACATATCAATCGGTTCACGTTTCATGTGCGTTCCTTGATTGTAATAAGCACCTTTCTTCAAGAATCCACCCAAGAAGTTTCTTCTCATTCTGTTTGAATTGTTTGGTTCTGAACCGTGTACACAATGTGAGTGTAATAATACACATTGACCCTTTTTCAAGGTACCTTCCACTTTACGGAAATCATGTCCTTCTGGCATAATACAAGGTTTACCACGTTCATTTCTCCAAAACGATGGGTTAGTTTTTGCTCTTTCCTCGTCAATTTCAATTGGTAATGTTGGTAATCTATGTGAACCTTCATAGTTCCAAACCGCACCGTTACCTGCGTCATGGTTATCTAAAGCTAATGCCGTATTGATAATCTCATTGTGTTTACAACCCGTGTAGAACGCATTTTGATGTTGATCTCGACCTAATTGCCCCGGTGGTTTAAAGTATGCCCAACTTTGCATACCTACAATCTCACCTTCCATTAAGAATTCACAAGCCTCAATCAATTTAGGGTGAGCATATAATTTTGCAAGTTTATCTGATAATTTGTGTGGATACGCAAATGGATCCCATTCACCCCATTCCTTACCATCTGCCGTTGTTGTTCCCATTCTTTCTTGACGTAAACGTTCAAGCTCATCATTGATTTCATCACACTCTTCTTCCGTTAAGAGTTCCAATGTAGTAAATCCGCGATATCTCCAATCGAAGGTCATTTGTTGAATTTCTAAATCAGTAAGATGTTTAAAATTTGCCATAATATTTTATTTAATAACATAATATAAGATATTTTTTTATTAAAACAAATTATTTGCCAAAAAATAACAGATGATTTCAATCAGTCACTCAAACCCGAGTATTTATAGTTAAGACAAAAAATAAATGTACCTCTCTACTTGATTTCCTCTCTTTAAAAAATCCTGTGGAGATATGTTAAAACAGGATTTATGCAAAAAATTAGAGCAATTAGTGTTTCACTAAAAGAAAAATTCGCACTTGGGATAATGTACCTATTAGTAGGTTTAGTTATTAGTGCCGTATTATTTCAAATATCGATGGTGTATCTTGAACTATCGGGAAATAAGGAGGCTGTGCGTTCAGTAGTCAATTGGTTTAATACCAAATTTGACGGTAGATATAAAAATGATCCGGCAAGTATTTGGTATACCGCTGAAGACCATATTTGGGTTGAAAGCGTAACCAATGAGGTTAAAATAGGTAAATTGGCGGGTAATAGAAACTTGGCTTTTGGTGTTAAAAATACATTAGAAGAGTTTTTACAAGAGAAGGATTATGAGTTAAGTCCTTCGGCACCGTACAAATTACATGTTCAAATCGTCTATTTAGATGTTCTTACCACAAAAAAGAATGTATCCGTTTTTCATAAAAACGAAGAAGAAGTTGTGATAAGAATGAAAGGTATTCTTTACAAAGACGGTAAAAAAGAAAAAGAAATAATTGTGGAAGAGAGTTCTTCCGAGATATCCATGTCAACCTTGATCGTTGACGAAGGAGGTCAATTTAACCAAACGTCACTTAGTAACGCCCTAAAAAAATCGGCGGATAAATTAATAACTAAATTATTCAGTAAATAAGTATGAAAAAAGTATTAACATTAATTGGGGTATTTTTATTGGTATCCCTTTCGTCATTTAGTCAATTAACGGTAAACCAATCTGTAACCCCAACAACAGGATTAAAAGTTGGCGATACGATTTCGGTAAAGTATACCGTTGCTAAAGGTACAACAACACCTCGTTATTTTTGGTTAAGATACCAATTTAATAATAAAGCATTGGCATATGTGTCAACTACATTCTCACAAGGTACGTCGGTACAAACATATTTCACAAGTTGGACTGGTTTTAGATTTACTGCGAGTACGGCAAATAATATAACCGCAACAAGTCTATATGCTCAATATTTGGCGTCTCCTTGGGCTTACGCAGCTAATGCCGATTGGAACGTTGGCCAATTAACTGTGCAAAGAACTGACGCTTCGATTGACGGTGATATTGCAACTCAAAAATACGTAATTAAAGATTTAGGAGTATATGACGACATTCATAAATTGGATTTATCTTATTCAATAAACGCATCAAGTGCCAATATTTCACCAATAACAACCACAACGGGTTTGATGTCATTATCTAATGTTACAGGTAACACATCTCAATTTAAAGTAAGAGTATTATTCCCGACTGGATATGATATCACCTCTCATAGTGTTTCATTATTACCAATAGGTTCTAATGGTGACGTTGACTGGACAAGACAAGCAATTGCAACTAAAGTATTAGATGCAAGTGGTGAAGCAACATTTACAACCGAAGTTAAAGTTGGTGATAGCGTGGGTGTGTTCATCAATGCCGCATCTCAAAAAACGTTTATGAACAATATTGTTACGGTATCCGATGCGTATAGAGCATTTTTAGGTATATCACAAGTGGATATTTCAGGAAACCCAACATTTTTTACTAGACCCGTTTTTGATAAAAAAATTGGTTTAATTACTAAAGGAAAAACAACATTTAGTGAAAGTGATTCATATAATTTATTTGCCCATATAATGGGTGTGGATGTATCAAGTACCGCAACTATCCCATCAAACGCGGCACCTGTAAATCAAACCGTTAATTTTAAATGGTACAATGGTTTATTAAATCAAAGTTGGTTAGATGGAACATCAACGTATAAAGTAAAGGTAACGTCATCAAATCAAACGGTAAATTCTGTGTTTGCTTGGGGAGGGGATTTGGATTGGTCACATTCGTCACATCCTGATACAATTGCAAGTAGAATTTCTTCGGGTGTTTCATCAAATTCAATTAACGATAATGTAACTATAAAAACAATGTCGGCAAGTTCAATGTCATATACACCATCAATTGAAAATGCAAGATTGGGATTAACATCAACAATTGTTAATGGTAAAGTTGTGTTAACCGGAACGTTAACAAAAGAAGGATTGGCGGGTTTAGAAGTAATCTTACAATATGACAAAAATAAATTGACTTTTGATGATATTGCTTTTGATGCCGGACCAAGTGTAACTAACTTTTCAACAAATGGCGATGGTAGATTAACATTTGGATCAATGGATCAAACTAGAACCGCAAGAATTAAGGTTGGTACGCCATATAAACTAACATTTATACCAAAAGAAACAATTTCTAATACTGCCGGCTTATTCTACACAGTGTTAGCAGACGCGGTTGATGGAAACGGAAAGAAAATTAATTTGATAGTAGAATAATTTATGAAGAAACTATTAGTAGTATTATTTTTATTTATTTCATTTTTAGGGTTTGGTCAGTCGGTTTCGGCACCAGACCCTAAGTCATTTATAGTAAATACTACAGGACAAGATGCGAGTGGATTTGAATTGACTGGATTCAGTTCAACCGCAACTTTACTCGCTTCAATAAGTTTAGTTAACCCACCATCGGGTACAACATTCTATCTTAATACAACAACAGGTCTAACCGCAGCAAGTGGTTTTACTTTAAGTGGCAATAAATCTCGTTTGGTTGTAACTGGAACAATGGTAAGTATTAATACTGCATTGGCGTCTCTAAAAATAAATACTGGAACTATAATTGGTGATATTAATATTTCGGTGGCTGCGACTGTTAATCAAGTAGGATATTTCTACAATGGTGTAAACGGACACTTTTATAGACCAATATCAAATGGTACAACATACACCGGAGCAAGAGCCGCATCATTATTAACAACATTCAAAGGACAGACGGGATATTTGGTAACAATAACATCAGCATCGGAAAATGCTTTTATATTTTCTAACGTACCACAATCTAACATATGGTTTGCCGCAACGGATGAAGTGAAGGACGGTACTTGGGTAATTGATGCGGGGCCTGAAAAGGGGACGGTAATGAAAACCCAAAATGGACAAACTAATGGAAATATAGCAGGTGTATATAATAACTGGGCACAAGGTGAACCAAATGGTGTTAATGGTAGTGAAAACTATGCGGTAACAAACTGGAATGGACAACCAACATGGAATGATTTATCAAACAATTGGAGTAATCCATACATAATTGAGTACGGAACTTGGGCTAACCCAGATGACGCCACATTTACAGAATTTTATACCAATTCGGTAACTCATTCAAATGGAGAAACTATAAAAGCATTATTTGGATTTAAGTTTAATACTTCAATAGATAAAACAAAATTTTTAGCACAGGTATTCAAAAGAAATGACACAAACTCAACTTGGTCAGCTGCGGATGGTTATAAACCATTAAGTGGATTAGGTAAGGTATATCTTTCAAATCAAATAGACACAGCAAAAGTATTTGTATCTGGTATTCCTTTAAGTGGAGTAAGTGATATGCAACAATTTAATCAATCTGATATTGGTAAAATATATAGAATGACTATAACAGGCGCAATTGGCGGAGCAATATGGGGAACCGATATCTATACTAGTGATACACATATTCCAACTGCTGCTGTGCACGCTGGTGTTATAACGGTTGGTCAAACAAAAGAAGTTTATATTAAAGTAGTACAGGGATTAAGCGAATATGTCGGTACAACTCGTAATGGTGTTACAACATCTGGATATGGTGGTTGGGATTTGAGTTATCAATTTGTATCCGCACCAACATCATATAAAGCAACAATATCTCCTGGTGGTGTTGAGTGGTCTTATACAAATCCAAATGCAAGTTGGTTAAACGGTAATAGTAGATTATTAATTGACATGAGACAAGTTGGAAGTATAGACCCAACTAAAATATCAAATGTAAAAATATTAGACGCGTATGATGGACCAGTTACATATACGTCGCATGATAATAATGGTTGGGCGATATACACGGTTCCATCTCCATTAACAAAAATAACCGACGGAACTTCGGCGTTTAATCAATATATTAGAAATGTAAACGGTTGGAATACCGATTACGCATTTCAATGTGGTATTGGACTTACCCAACAAGGTGCGTTCAAACAACATAAAATGGAATTACAGGAATACAATTCAACTGAATTAAAAACTCTTTATAATAGTATTGTAACAGTATCAGATGTTTATTTAGCGTTTAAGGAGGTTGCCAATAATGGTTTATTTGGTAATCAAAGTGGAAATGAATTTGTATACGGTATTCAATATAAAAATGCAGATGTTGACGATAACGGCGTTTTTAATGAAGCTGATTGTTTTAAATTATTACAAAATTTAACTGGTGTTCAAGATTTAGTTAGTAGCTACACATTAGACAATACAATCAGATTAATACCAGATTCAATTTACAATTTAATAGGTAAGTCTACTTGGAGTTCATTTCAAAATTTTGCTGGAAAGACATATAATTTTAGTTTATTAGATAATGTAATAAGTTATAATTACGATTTGGCTGTTAGTTGGAAAGGAGACGTGAACTTATCCCATTCAGCAACACCTCTATCAAATAATATTACAACGATGACAGTTAGAACATCAATGAGTACACCAATATCAACTGACATCAATGCATCTATTATGACCGAAGTAATCGGTGACAGTGTTTATGCTTATATCACATTTGATCCATTACAACAAAATATTGTGGGAACGCAATTTCAATTAAATTATGACAATTCATTATTGAAGTTTAATAATGTAACTTTTAAAACAAAGGGGTCACCAACAAACTACGCAAACGACAAAGGTTCATATATAAATTTAGGTTCTTTAGTTAGTGATGGAACAACGTCATTAGATAAAACAACAGAATATAAAATCTCATTTACGGCTAAGTCTAAATTAGAAAATATATTTGGGTTAATTTCAATTGGTGCAACTGACGCAGTAAACCAATCTGGAAAACAATTAAAAATAAAATTAAATTAAAAAACAAAAATTATGGCAGACAGAAACGGAGACGGAGTTGTTTATCATCGCTCAGATTGTGGTGATAACTATGTAAGATGGTATGGGTTCGGTGGAGATGGTCCTTGTTCATCATGTGATACATGGGGACTTACCAATAAAGCAATAAGATATATTCACGACCATCCTGAAATAAATCATAGACTTGAAGATGTGGTAGGTAGAGAGTGGGATGAAGAAGTTATGCCGGTACTTATTAATGTCGGAAATCAAATAGAGTCTGGTGTTAAAGAAGGCTATGAAGTAGTAAAAGATGGTGCTGTGATGGCATATAATTGGGTGGACGAAAACGCATGTAATATAGCAATAACCGCAGCAATCTCTGCCGGTGTTGTTGCAGCATTTACCCCGGCCCAACCAGCTGGTGCTGCAACGTCAACGACGTTATCGTTTATGGCAACACCTATCCTATATGTTGCAGATATGGCAGCTAAAGTTGCTGTTGTAACTGCAATGAGTGTAATTGTAACAGAGGCATTTTTACAAATACCAGGTGTTAGTGATAGTGTTGACCACGAAATATTAAAAAATGTGATTTCAAATTGTTTAGCTAAAAGTTTAGATTCGGCACATTTATGGGCAACACCGGCTGGAGTTGGTATTGCAATTGGTGCGGCGGTTGCACCTATTATTGCTGATTTAATATGTAAAAGGACTTGTCCTGAAGGATTTACTAAAGCGTTTGGTGCATAATGAAAAAACTAATAACCATATTATCCTTACTTTGTATTGGATTTGTTTCGAAAGCACAAATACAAAAACCCGATACGTTACAACTATCACCGAAAGAATTATTTGGGGAAAGTGATGATTGGAATGATGTTGGTATATTACAATCCTATGTTAATTTCTCAAAAGATGTTCTCTCATCATCAAACCTTTCAGTTGGTGTAATTGGGAGACAAGTATCTACCACGCTCAATTTAGGATACCATAAATCGTCTATGAATGGTCAATGGGGACATACATTCGCGGCATCAATAAATCCTATATGGAACTATTATGGTGTGGGTTATGGTCTTAGTAGAAACACAGAAAAAAGAACAACTACGATCCAAACATTTTACTCAACTGATTTTGATTTTCAAAAAGATATTACACTATCGTTTATAGATGTGTTTAGAACAAAAAAATATGGGACATTTGGTTATAGTTTAACCGCATCAAAATCATTTTGGGGAACTTATCAAGGTGAATGGGAAGGAAAATATACTGTGGATGAAAACGGTGATTTTAAAGATTTAATATATCCACAAATGCCAACATCATCCGAACTTACTTATAGAGGTATGGTGATGTACACATATACATTGAAAACAAAGAGAGTAAACGTATCACCACAAATATTTGCAATGAGTGATGTCTACAAAGTATTCAAAGATGGTACTGAATCGGATTTAGGATATGTAGATGATTTCAATTTGGACTTATATTATGGTACATCTATTGATTGGAAAATAACTAAAAGATTTGTGTTGAATGCTAATATTAGATATAACACAACTTGGGATAAATTAAGTGAATCAGTTGGTTATAAAAAGACTAACCCAATAATGTTTATGATAGGAACAAACTTTCAATTTTAAGATATGAAATGCATTAAAATTATATTATTGTTTTGTTTTGTTTTCATGTTATCATGTAGAAAAACAATACCTATTGTAACCGAACAACCGATAAATGTGGAATTTTTCTCTTTATCTGAAAATAAAGTAAAAAATGGCGATGTTATTAACATTAACATAAAAACGGGAGGAGTGTACACTTTGACAATGATTGACACAGTACAAAATCAAATTATATCAAGAGAAAGATTTACCGGTAAAGTAGGTTTAAACTCTCTTAAAATATTTACTAATACCTTGCCGACAAAATACCTAAGTGTCGTATTAAAGGATCAAAACAATAACGAAATAGGTAAAACAAGAATAATTATAAATTAAAAAAGACAAAACATGAAAAAAGTATCTCTCGTACTCTTTGGTTTAATCTTGCTTGCTGGGTGTAGAAAAGTTGACGTTCCTTTTCAGCCGCAAGTGATTAGCGACAACCTTAAAATCTCAAGTTCAGTGGGATTGAAATTAGAAACAGCATTCGTTACAACCGAAGTTGCTATGAACATTAAAAGTGATGTTGCTCAGAAGGTAACTGTCAAAATATTTGACATATCTAACAGGGTAGTATCAAAATCCACAAATGATGTGAAAGTGGGTGATAACATATTAAGAGTATATACCTCAGCATTACCAAGTTCAGCATATAGGATTGCTCTTTATGATGCTGCAGATAATATGTTGGCGATCACTGATTTTAATAAAATTTAAGATAATTATAGTATATAAAACACAAAATTATGGCAGAAGAACAACAAGAACAATCAACTGGTGGTTCAATTAAGAACATCATTATCGGTTTAGTAAGCACTATCACATTAGGTGTGGGTGGTTGGTTTACAACAAAATTAACAGGTGGTGACGAAAAGGAGGCTCCTGCGGCCGCGGCTCCTGTAATTAACATTACAAACTCTAATCAACAACAACAAGCTGCGGGTAAAACTGTAATCATCAAACAAGGCGGCGGAGCGGCGCAACCAGCTGCACCAGCACCAAAACCAAAAGAAAAGAAAAAAGATGGTGATGAGTTTAAAGAAGAAGCACCAAAATGGTAGTATCTGTAACAGGATACCAAATTGGGACACTAATCTTTACGATTATAATAATTGGGATGGCAATTAAAACATCTCTAGAATTGACAAAAAAAGAAAAAAATGGCTGATCAACAACCACCAAGTGGATTTAAAGAATTATTAAGTAGTATGATGAAACGTAGATGGTTCATCACTGCTATCGTATTAGGAGGATTTATGATAATCATAATGGGAATATTTGGAGCAATTCTAAATAAATCCGCAATTGAGGGTGAATGGAAAGAACTTTTACTTTTATTATTAGGAGCCTTTATTGGTAGTTATGGTAAAATCATTGATTATTGGTTTAGTGATACTGATAAGGATAAGATGTTAGTTCAAAAAATGGATGAAGAAGACGGTGTATCGTTGAGTAATACTAATGATGGGCCAAATAATCCAATTGTACCAATGTCAATAGCACCATTAGTGTTATCTGAATCAACTGAACAAGTAACCGAACAAGTAGTTGAAACACCAAAAGCAAAAGTTGGCGTTGAAATTGATGAAGATGGTGATGGTGTAATGGATGGTTTGGATTTTGACGGTGACGGTAAAATTGACGAATATTTCACACACAGACAATGTGAACACGTTTGGGGTGACTTAGACGGAGACGGAACTGAAGAATGTTTGAAGTGTGGTAAAGTTAAGGATGAATACGCAGAAATGCATATGGAAGGATAATAATAAACAAAAGACAAAAAATAAAAACTATGAATTTTAAACAATGGGTAATTGAACTCTTCAAAGATGAAAGAGGTTCAATATCGGTAAAACCGGTAATCGCAATGATAGGTGCGTTATTCCTATGCATAACAATGATATTAAATTCGTTCTCTCACGCGGATTTTGCACCATCTCCTGAACTAGTTAACGCAGTAATGTTAATTACAGGTATTGGTATGGGTGCGGATACATTAGATAAGTTTTCACATAAAAAGAAAGACGAATCGGAAGGTTAATATAAAGGGAGTTAAACACTCCCTTTTTTGTTTAAAATAGTTTATATTTATATAATATGATACTATTATTTAAAATAAAAGAGAGCACATTTTACATGTTTTTACAATTATGTCTTGTGTGGGTTACGTTTGCTATTTGTTTTCAAATTTTTATGATTACAACAGAATACATAAACCCAGCATTAACAAAAAAAATAGGAAATTACCTCACATGGAAACTCGATGGGGCGTTTAAAAATGACCCTGATAATATATGGTATGAAAAAAAATAAATTATATGAAAAAATTATTAACATTATTAATCGTTTGTTTGGTAAGTCTTGTTGCAAATAGTCAAACAATTGGTAAAACTAAGACAGAGGACTTCAAGGCGGACTTTGAAAAGAAAAAAGATATAAGTGCTTACTTGGACTACGATGGTCCTCAAATACCCGTTCAAATCCTTAAATGTGGTATTTCAGATGAAATATATGAAATGTACCCTGAATTAAAAGAAAAACGTGTTGGTTTAGGTGTTGCAAACATCTCAATGGAATACCTTGAAAACTTAAACAGGTTTAAATTTACCGAGGACAAAACGGAAATAAAGAATAGGATGGTTAAACAGTTTCAAGCGTCTGCGGCAGGTATTTCCGAAAATAAATTAGACGGTCGTGGTAAAATCAATTTAGCAAAGTATTTTGTGACAATTGAGTGTTATGATTATTCAATATCTGAAGATGAAACTATCAATTTAAAAGATGGAATTAAAGATAATATGGTAACGCGTATTGGTTTACAAGTAAGATTTACAGATGCAGAAACGGGTGTAATATTTGGTGGATCTGGTTTAGGTGAAGCTAAAACAACAAGAGAACTTACTTTATTATCTGACGCAACCATAGATCCAATTAAATTCAATCAATCAACAATCTCAATTGCAACTAAAAAAGCGTTAGATGTTGCAGTTGTTAACATTCTTGATAGAATGATTAAAAAAGGAATTTTCACAAAATAATGAAATATGAAATTTTAGACGTACCTCAGCCTGAAAATTGTGAAAGGTGTGTCCCATGTCTTAGGATTAGATTAATGGAAATGGGATTAATTACAGGTGAAAAAGTTGAAATTGAGGACAAAAGATTAGGTCTTTGGATTGTCAATATTCTCTCAGATAATGAAGATACATCATCAAGAGTTGCCCTCAGGCAAGAAGAATTAGATAGAATATGTTTAAAAGGGGTTTTATAACCCCTTTTTTAATATTTATATTATATGAAAAAGTTTAAAAGAATCCACGACGATAAAGTTTTCTTTGGTGTGTGTGGTGGTTTAGGTCACCGCACAAATATAGATCCGTTAGTTTGGAGAATGTTATTTTTCTTTTTAATATTTTCACCAGTCCCAATAATAACCGGTTATTTATTAACCACAATTTTAACTGAAACAACATGAAAAAAGTTTTATTAATTGTTGGATTAACATTAGTGTTAACCTTAATCTGTACCATTATGCTTTATTCCCAAGTTAGTAATTGGAGAAGCAACCCACCTACGCCTCAAAGGTCCACACCATCAACACAACCATCGGCTCCACAAAGAAACGATGTTAGTAATTGGAGAAGTCAACCGCCATCAAGAGGGTATGATAGACCCATAAGAACAAGACCTGGTTCAAACATAATCGTTAGAGACCCGTGGTTAATGAATAATTTTGGATGGGGATGGAATAGATGGGATATGTGGGGAGCACCTGCATTTGGTTGGAACTTTTGGAATCCTGGCTTTTACTTAAACGATTGGGGTTATAGACAACCTGCGAGAGTTTATGTGTACGATAATGGTAAGAGAGATACTATCAAAGGTAAGAAACCTGTTATCAGTTTTGGTATTCAAAAAACAGGTGGTAATCAAATTGGCGGATTTGTTACTATGGGAAACAAAGCATATTTTATAGCTGAATACAATTCAACATTTGAAAGAGACAATTCAACATTCTTTCCTTATGGTAATATAACACAAGTTGATTTTCCAATGGTAAATGATTTGATAGAGCAAAGAAGTTTCTATGTTGGTATTGGTAAGAGAATTAAAAGAACAGGTATCCACATGATGATTGGTAGTGTGACAGAAGATGTAAAGTGGAGAGGTAAGGATGATATTGGATATATTACTTTCCCAAAATATAAAGATAGATTCACAACTGTTAAAGTTGGAGCGTTACATGATTTCAAAAATCTAACAATAAAGTATGATTATGACCCGATAATCCGTAATAGCACTTTTGGTTTAGGTATTAATTTTTAAAATAATGAATTTAAATTTCAAATATAAAATATGTGAATTAAAGGATTATTTATCCGAATATGAAATGAATTTATTATCGGATAAAATAAAAACTTTTGACGTTGATTTATCCGAAATAAAAAGTAATTTGGGGTTTTTAAATTGGTCTAAAGACGTACAAGAAAAAATTAAATATCACGATAACATCAGGTATGAGAATATTGTGTTAAAACAATATATTACATATGATGATTTTCAATTTTTAAGTCACATAAATGAACAATATAATTTTTCAACACATGACTATTTTAATTTCTTTTTAACATATAGTAGTGAGACATATAAAAAAAGAGGCATATATGAACATATTAAAAATGCATATTCTAACATATTAATAGAATTATTTGGTAAAAAAATTAAATTAGAATATGAATCTACCTTAGCTGGGAATATAAACATATATCCTAAAAATTCATTTATTAAAAAACATCAAGACAACGATCCTGACGGACAACGTTTATTTACGATCTTGTTTTTTTTAAATGATGATAGAGTAGAGAGTCAGGGATCTTTATTGAAAATTTTTGATGGAGAAGAGGTGATAACGGTAGTTCCTAATTATAAACATTGTATTATTTTAGAACATCAAAATCATAATCTTATTCACGAAGTTACTTTAAACTTAGTCGATGATGTAAGATATTCAATTTATTCCCCATTTACAATAAAAGATTATTATCAAAAATTAGAAGATTTATAAACTAATGAAAAAAATAATAATCTCTCTTGCTATATTTTTAATTTTTAGTGTTAAATCTTTTTCTCAAAGCACTATAACACAAACTTATGTTGATCCGTGTGACAATAAGGTTTATGTAGTTACAATTCCATTTGGTCAGGGTAGTACGGTTGCTGTTATTAGAGGTAAATCTAAAATTGTGACATTATCCGAAATTAATAGCGGCGCATTTCAATTATGGGTCAATTCTATATTTTCTGAACCTTGTCCTCAAAATGAAACAATAAGATTAGCGCAAGAAGCTGCTGCAAGAGCCGCCGCCGAAGCCGCCGCAAAAGCTGCTGCTGATGCTGCTGCCGCCGCTGCCGCCAAAGCGGCTTCAGATGCTGCTGCTGCTAGTGCTTCAGCCGCTGCAAGTAGTAGTGCAAGTTCTGCTGCAAGTTCTGCCGCATCTTCCGCTGCAAGTTCGGCCGCAAGTAGTTCAGCATCTTCAGCTGCAAGTAGTAGTGCAAGTTCTGCCGCCGCCAGTTCCGCAGCTACCACACCTCCACCTGTAAGTTCTCCTCCACCTGCGAGTAGTTCATCTTCGCCACCACCGGCAAGTAGTTCATCATCTAGCGGTTCATCATCTAGTGGTTCGTCGTCAAGTGGTTCATCTTCATCAAGTAGTTCATCATCAGAAAGTAAAAGTAGCGGTTCTAGTGAAACAAAATCTGAAACAAAATCTGAAACAAAATCTGAAACAAAATCTGAATCTAAAACAGAAGAGAAAAAGACAGAATCTAAAACGGAAGAAAAGAAAGAAGAAAGTAAAACTGAGGAAAAGAAAGAAGAGAGCAAATCAGAAGAAAAAAAATCTGATGAAAAGAAGGAGGAAAAAAAAGAGGAAAAGAAAAAAGAAGAAAAGAAAAAACAATTAGAAGTAACAAATCCATTACTATTATCTTCAGATTTAACAACTATGCAAACTATTGATAATAGATATTTAGTCTCAATATCTTTAGGTGTAAGTAAATCTTCAATGGCTGGCGATGAAAGTTATAGTGGTGGTTTAATGCTTAATAGTGATTTAAGTCAAATTGTTTTGACCGGCGGTTATACAAAAATGGAAATGACAAAAGACGGTCAGTTAAATGCTATACATTCTTATGGTACTGCATTTGCATATTTATCGGGGAATTATATGAATTTATTAGGTTATACTTGGATTAAACCAACACCTAAAAAAGGAACATTTGGATATAATGTCGGTGTAATTAATTTATTTCTTAAAAATGAAAATGGAGGCTTTGATTATAATATGGCATCTTCAGCAATTGGATTTTGGACTAAACCATATGTATATTCAAAAAAACTTACAATATCACCCCAAGTATTTACAATGTTTGCTCCAATATCTTGGAACAGTGTAAATGGATCATCAACGGTTAATAGACATATGGGATTCTTATTGGGTTCTTCCTTTGATTATAAATTAAGTAAAAGATTTGGATTTAGTTTTAATTATAAATTGAGTGGTAATACAAAACCAGGTTCTCCATTCTTAAATAATTTCTTGATAGGTAGTAGAATGGTGTTATAAAAAAGTCCCCAGAGTAGAAACCCTGAGGACGTGACAAAAAATAAATGTACCTCTCTCCTGATACTTTATAATTCTATTATAATATTTTTAAAAAGTCAAGTCTTTATGAAGATTAACCACCTTACTACAAGTTTCGTAATCTTCAGTTTCTTCAAAATAAGGTAAAATATCTCTTTTTAATACAATAGTTTCGCTACGATGAAACTCAAACTCGGTATTCCAATCCGCATCTTTAAATTTGGCAGACATCTTTAATATTAATGATCTTTTTTTAGTATTTTTAAACTCTTCAAAAATCTCGATTATTGATTTGTATATCTCTTCTTTATTTGGTTCATAAAAGCTTTTCCAGTCTTTGTATATTCCATTGATTATCAATTCTTTAAACGGTTTTTTGTTTCTTTTTTGTGGGTTAGTTTGCATGGTTTAGAGTTTAGTTTGTAATGGGCTATAAAATTATGTAATTATTTGGAATAAAAAAAATATTTTTAATCACTTTCGTGATTTCGATCCCATTTTTCTTTTCGTGCTTCCGGAGACAGGAAAAACGCTTCGTCTATGGTATGTTCAATTTTTACTCTTACGCATGTCTGATCCAATTTACAATTCATAAGATAGTTATTAATATATCCCATCATATTTCCTGCACCAATTGGATTTGCGGAATGTATATAAACTTGCGGTAAGGGGATATTTTGTGTCATTGACTCACTAATTAAGAATCTACAACAATCCATACCAGTCCTTTCGTTTATGTTGTTGTAATCTAACGTATAATTATTTTTTACATTTGTATAATATTCAACCATCGCGCCTTCACCTAGGTCGTGATCTAAGGATATTACCTCAAATGATGCCAACCCATGAAATTTTATCTGTGTAACAAACTCATCGTAGTTTCTTGCAACAATCCAATCTTCACCTAATGGTGTTCTTATATCATCAAGGTATAATCTCAATTTTTTAATTATTTTCATTTTCAATGTGTTTTAATATATAATCCGCAATTTGTATGTGTCCTTCCACACATGGATGTAAATCTTTATATGTGTATTCATAGTCCCCATTAAATACCTTAGCGACGTCCCCAACATTTAATTTTTTTTCATTTATAAAATTCATCATACAATTAAATTCACCAAATTTGACCATATCATCTTTTAATAATCCGTCAATTGTTTTGGTTAGTAAAATGTTATCTCGATTTACTGACCAAGGTATTATGATAAATTTTATTTCAGGATTCAATTCCTTTAAAATTTTAAATCTATTAAAACTTTCTTCCCAAAATACATTTTCATCCAATTTACTTAACCATTCTAATGCAACCGAAGAAACTTCAAAATCGTTACCTGGATCGCTTACAAATTTTACAATTTCATCTACCGTTGACGGAAATCTATTATCGTTATTAATTCCGTGAATGTTTTCATCCCACCATCTGATGAAACCCACTTCTAAAAATATATATTTAACATTTTTCATCAGGCCCGAAAATTTTTCAACGTCTCTATTAAGGTACCACAACGTATCCATCGCATTACCTCCGATTTGATACTCGTGTTTATCGTGTATATTAAATTCAACTAAACCTAAACTATCTGAGACTATTTTAGAATATCTATATTTTCTCCAATATACTTTATCTTCTTCATCTCTTGGTAGTGGTTGTTTAAGACCATTTTCTTTTAACCATTCGTGGTCATTATATTTTGGTCTCATTTCGAGTTCCAAACCTAAACCCATGGTTATTGATCCTCCGGCAAAAATGGCAATGTTTCTCATTCTTCTTTTTTAAATGGTTTTGTGTATTTAGGTTTCATTATTCTCCAAATAATATGTTCATATGGTTTTCCGTCCCACATAGCAAATAATATTGGCCTATAAAATGTCTCAACATCGCATTTTTCTAAATGTAATGCAAAATCTTTTTTTGTTGGTTCGGGATCAACATCTCCATATTTTCCATATCTAAAATAATCATGTATCTTACCACAATGTTCTCCAATTCTATATTTGGCATATTCAAAAGAACTCACTTGTTGTTTAACCCACTTGTAAAATTCATCAGGAACTCTATCTAAAAATTCATCCATAGGTTTTCCATCTCTCATTAATTCCCAAATATCTTTGGATGAAAAATTGGTTAATATTTTATGTAATCTTTTATATTCTTCTCCTTTGATTTTCATACGAAAGCCATTCTTAAATTTAATTACATATCCCTCTCTATCCTTTTGTATTTCTTCTTTAAGTAAATCATATCCTTCTCCCCATGTTTTGTATGTCATAGCAACTTCAAATCCTGAATCTTGTGTCCAAAATAAACTACTATCAGGTATTTCCATTCCACTTTCAGTATGAAAAGCACCAAGAACAACTAATTTTTCTTCACCTTTGTAATCAACAACAATTCTATTTTCTGGATAAATAATTTCAAACAAATATGTATTGTCTTTTCTCCACGCACTGATGTCGTGTCTATCAAGAATTTCTTTTCCTTTAATTGCCTGTGGTGACGTGAATGATCCACGAGTTGCCAATATCCATTCATTTTCATAATTAAAAAGAATACCTAATGAACCGTCCATCTTTTCATAGACAACATAAGTTTCGTTTGGTATTTCTTCTGGTTTATGTTCTTCGTAATTAAAGAATTTCTTAAATGGTCTTGCAACAATAACACCTTTTGAATTGGTTACCAATCCGCGACATTGCAAAGTAATATCGTCCCACAATCTTTCGTATTGAACTTTTGGCGAATAGTTCCATATGATCAAATCTTTTGTAGGATGTGTTTGTTTGTGTAACAAACCATCATTATAATATTTTTCTAATATGTCTAACATAAATTAGTTTAGTCTTTTGTGAAATCCAATATTGAAGGTATGTTTGAGCCAATTAAGTGACAAATATAAGCCACATATTTTGTTTTTCCAAATAGAGACATGTGCATCTGGATGGCAAGTTTCAAAATAAAAATAAACAAAAGGTAATGGATATAATGACCATTGGTTTCTATGTAGGTTAGTGTGAAATTTCATCTTTGGTTTTGGATTTGAGGACTCAACAAAAGAAACAATAAATTCACTCATTAAAGTTTGATTTGAAATCTATTCTTCATTTGTTGAAGTTTATCTTCGGGAACTCCGTGAACATTTTCATTCCCGTGTCTATTTTCAACAATTACAGTATGAACTCTGTAATTATATCTTTCCGCCATTTTAAAATACTCATCCATTTCCCATTCTTGGGTAAACGTATTTGCCACAACTATTTTTGCCTTTTGTTGTCTCATTCTTTCTGAACATCTAAATTGACAATAGTTATGTGCTTCTTTTATTTTACTTGGATCAAAATTATAATCCCCTTCCTTATCTTCAAAGAAATCATCGGCAGATAAAACCTCGGGGTCATCCGCACTTCTAAGTTGTAATATGATCTTTGCTAATGTTGATTTACCCGAACCTGGTAAACCTCGTAATAATATTAATTCGCCTTGTGCCTCGTTTACATTATCCATATGAGAGATTTTGAATTAAAAAATTGGGGTCGGCATATAACCAACCCCGATTTCTTATTTGATTTCTTCAACTGTGCCGTGTGAACCGTCTTTACCGCTTTCATCCACAACACCTCCGCCAGCAGTGCCGCCTTCAACTGGAACTGATGTTGAATCCACTAAAGGAGCAGCTGTTGAGTCAGTTGATTGAGTTGTGGTTGACTCTGAACCACATGCTGTTAATGCTAACATAGCACCAAAAGCTAAAATAAATGTTACTTTTTTCATATAAAGTAAATATAACAAAATTTAATTAGAAAACCAAATCCAATAAAAAACCCCAACGAGATGTCGGGGTTTAAGGTCTTTCAGTGGGTTCAACCCCACTTACTTTTGAAAAAACGAAAAGGTAATCGACAAAGAGAACCTATAGTGATATAAATATATATAACTTTATAAAAAAGTAAAGTATTTATAAAAATTTTAGTAAATCTTTTGATAATTCTAAATGTGCCGATTCTCCGTAGTGAAAATCCTCAACATCACCATTTGTTTCTTCTTTAACTGTTTGATATTTTTTATATGGGATCAGTAAATTATAAAAATTATTTTCAAACTGATCATTAAATACTGGTCCTACCCATGTCCAATGTAAAATTTTACAATTTGGTTTTGATTGTTTTATAATTTTGATATAGTCACAAAGTTCGTCATAATAGATTGAATTGTTAGATCTATTTAACGTAATATCTTGTAATGATTTGGTTGGAATGTCGATTAATTGTTTCATATGTTCAGCAACCGCTATGATAACGTTATAGAAATCATTTCTAATTGATGCAATTCTAAATCTAATTATTTGAGTCCACCCGAATATTATAATATCATCGTCATTAATATTTTCCATACACTTAATAAATGTATGGAAAATATCATAATTTGACGATCCACCATGTGAGTTATCTATTAAATTATAATTTAAATTATCACATAGGGTTTCTGAAAAAATTTTAGGGCAGTAACCTTTGTATGGTACATATGGGTGATCATTTTTTACTCTTTCAAATGGAACAGAAAAAGAGTCACCAAATACCCAAATATTTTTTTGTCTACCCATTAAGATAATTTTTTACTTACCTTATTAATTGTAAGAATATCATCTTTATATTTAAGAGCGTATTGAACATTCTCCACAATTGTACCTTTTAAAATTTCTTCACTTAAAAAGTCCTCACAAAGATTTTGTATGATACGCTTTAATGGACGAGCACCATATTCTTCTTGTGAGTTTAGTTCGTAAATTCTATTTATAACCGTTTTATCAAAATTAATTTTATAATTTTTACTGACTAAACGCTTGTTTAAGTTGTTAATTTCAATACCGATAATTTTCTTAAGTGTTTCATCGTTTAATGAGTTGAATAAAATAACGTCATCAATACGATTTAAAAACTCAGGATTAAATTGTTGTTTTAACGCTTTTTGAATCATAGTTTTTCTAACTTCATATTGCTGTTCTTCACTCGACGATGTTTTAAAACCAACGCCGCCACCCAATTCTGAAACACGTTTAGCCCCGACGTTAGAAGTCATAATAATAATCGTATTGGTAAAATTAATTTTTCTACCAAAAGAATCTGTTAAATGCCCTTCATCTAAAATTTGAAGTAAGATATTAAATACATCTTTATGCGCCTTTTCAATTTCATCAAATAAAACAACAGAGAATGGGTTATTTTTAATCTTCTCGGTCAATTGGCCGCCTTCATCATAACCAACATATCCTGGAGGAGAACCAATCAATTTAGATACATTATGCTTCTCCATATATTCACTCATATCAACACGAATAATTTTATCTGGATCACCAAATAAAAGATCCGCAATAGATTTAGCCAAGAATGTTTTACCTACACCTGTTGATCCAATAAAAATAAACGAACCAATCGGCTTATTCGCGTCTTTGATACCAACACGATTTCTTCTAATTGATTTAGATATTGTTTTTATCGCTTCGTCTTGACCAATTACTTTTGAAGATAGAATATTTTCAAGTTCTAATAGTTTTTTAGTTTCTTTAGTGTCCAATTTAGTGATTGGAACTCCGGTCATGTCACTTACAATATTGTATACATCGTCTAATGAGATAGGTGTCTTGTTGTCTTTTTGTTTTTCAGACCACTTAAGTTTTTCGTCCTCTAATTTAAGTGTGGCTTTTTTTTCTTCATCGCGAAGTCTTGCCGCTTGCTCGTAATTTTGATTTTTTACAACCAACACTTTCTTTTCTTTGATTTCATCAATTTCCCTTTTCAATTTTTCAATTGATTCTGGAATTTTAGATGATACTCTTTTTTCAGAACCTAATTCATCTAATACATCAATTGCCTTATCTGGAAATTGTCTGTCTGTTATATATCTACTTGAAAGTTTTACAATCGCCTCTAACACACCTTCTTCATATGTTACCTTATGATATTCTTGATATGACGTTGTTAGATTTTTTAAAATTTCTAAAGTTTCAGATTCTGTCGGTTCTTGTAAAATAATTTTTTGGAATCTTCTAACTAAAGCTGCGTCTTTTTCAATGTGTTTTTTGAACTCATCAAATGTTGTGGCGCCAATACATTGTAACTCACCTCTGGCAAGTGCTGGTTTTAAAATGTTTGCCGCATCCATCGCACCACTTGCATTACCAGCACCAACCATTGTGTGTAACTCATCAATAAAGATAATTACGTTTGGTGCTTCTTGTAATTCATTAATAATTGCTTTTATTCTCTCTTCAAATTGTCCACGATATTTTGTACCGGCAACTAATGAAGTTAAATCTAAAGACATGATACGTTTGTCTAAAAGATTTGAGGGACAGTCTCCTTTGTGAATCATTAACGCCAATTTTTCAACTAATGCTGATTTGCCGACACCAGCCTCACCAACGATGACTGCATTATTTTTCTTTTTGCGAGATAAAATCTGTGCGATTCTTTTTACCTCCTTGTCTCTACCAATAACAGGATCAATTTTACCCTCTTCGGCCATCCTAATAAGATCACGAGAGAAATTGTCTAGAATTGGTGTTGTTGACCCTTTTTTAACCTTCTTTGGGTTTGTGGTTGGTCCATCCTCAAAATAATCTACTGACATAAATAATAAGTTTAGTTTACATTACAAACATAACATAAACTATACTAAAAACCAAATAGTCGAATGTAAAAATATTTTTATGACAAGTTGTCAAATTAAATTAAAAAATCATGACAAGTTGTCTAAATATGTGTGTTGGCAAAAAATTTGATTAGTATATACAAAAAACAACATATTATGATTACATTATTTAAAGACCCATTTTTTAGAGGATTTGATACGAAGGGATATCTATCAACTCCTGAAACTAACATCGCAAAAGACGAGTTAGGTTACAAAGTGTCAATAAGTGTTCCTGGATTGACAAAAGAAGATCTTAAAATCTCAATTAAAGAGGGAACATTAAAGATTTCTTACGAAAAAGAAGAAGGTGACAATGAAAACTATTTTATTGGTAGCTTTGTTAAATCTTACAACATTCCTGACGATGTAAAAGAAAAAGATATCGAAGGTAAGGTTGAAAACGGTGTTCTAACGCTTTCATTACCAATTGATAAGAAGAAAACATTGGAGAGGACGATATCTTTAAATTAAAAACTTTATCAAAAATTTTTTTTTACGAAAATATTTGTGTAGATTTATAATATAAAATTATACACCATGTCAGTAAAAAAAGAAAAGATCAACGGAAAAATGATTGAAGTATCAATCACGTCTACAAGTTTAAATAAAGCAACTTACGATGCTTTAAAAGAAAACTTAAGGGTATCGTTTGTAAATGGAAGCATTTATGAATACCAAGGAGTTCCATCTAAAACTTTTACACAGTTTAGATTAGCGAAGTCGCAAGGTAAGTTTTTAAACGCGAGTATCGCAAAAGCTTACAAATACAAAAAAGTTAGAACTATCTAATTAAACTTAAACCCCTCTAAATGAGGGGTTTATTTTTTGATATTTATTAACTATAATCTATAAAACATACATTATGGGAATAGTATCAGAAAAAATTGATGGTAAACTTATTACTGTCGTCGTACAATCATCCAATCTCAAAGAGTCCACTTACAACACGGAAACCGAAGATTTAACCGTTATATTCAATAACGGAAGTATTTATGAATATAATAAAGTTCCTTGGTCCAAGTTTACCAAATTTAGGTTAGCTGAATCCCAGGGAAAATACTTTAACGAAAACATAGCTAAAGTACATAAGTACACAAAAAAAGGATGAGTCTATTTGAAGAACTTATTGAGGATAAGAAGAAAGACAAACAAATCGTGAAATCTTTCGAAACAAAAGATACTTTGTCAAATCAAATATTTGATGAGATTAAGGGTCATTTTGTTATGCGTGATGAAATTAAAAAAAGACTTCTTGAAATTTCAAATGATTTTATTGAGAGTTTGGGAGTTGAATTTTTTATTCATGATATTGTCCTTACAGGGTCTTTAGCAAACTACAACTGGTCCCAATATTCTGATGTGGACTTACATATACTCATTGATTTTGAAGAATCTAAATATGAAATGGATATTTTAAAGGAGTTTTTTGATGCAAAGAAAAACGTGTGGAATGAAAAACATGATATTAAAATAAAAGGTTATGATGTAGAAGTCTACGTACAGGATGTAAGTGAAGAGCATATTTCATCTGGTGTTTATTCTATCTTACATAATAAATGGTTGGTTGAACCAAAAAAAGAAACTCCTAACATTGATGATAGAAAGATATTAGAGAAGGGTGAGGAGTTTGGTAAAAAAATAGACAATTTAATTAGAACTCCCAAAGAAGTGACTATGGATAAACTTGAAGATCTTAGAAAGAAGATAAAAGAGTTTAGACAGAGTGGGCTTGAATCCGGTGGAGAATACTCATATGAAAACCTAACATTTAAATTACTAAGAAGAAACGGATATATACAAAAACTTTTACAACTAAAAACTAAACTAAAGGACAGGAAATTGTCTATAACACAATAATTATACCTAATTTTTCTATATATCTATGTATTTATAGGATAAGAATAAGTATATCTTAACAATTTTATAAAATGGCAGAGTTAAAACCACTAGGAAGTGAAAAATTAAACGGGGACGATAAATTAAAAAGAATCCTTGAATTAACATACTTCAACAGTAATAAAAATAATAGTCGTTCTTCGAGTAAACCCGAATTAGTGAAAGAATCTAAAAACGGGGGTGTATATGGTGTCGTTAAAGAAAAAGACGGTTACTATGTAAAGAGAGGATTAAATGAATCATCACTCGATTATATCGGTGGTATGTTCATGAAGAACAAGAATAAGTTCTCTTCGTATGCCGAAGCGTTCAAACGACTTGAATTGTTGAAAGGACAGGAAGAACTACAGGAAGCAACAAAATATGTGTTAAAGCAAAACAAACCTCAACAAGAGGCTCCAATGGCCGAACCATCTATGGATTTACCTCCAGCACCAGCACCTGATGCGTCTGGTGATGTTCCTCCTCCATCTCCCGAAGGTGGTAGTGCTCCTATGGACGCCCCAACTGATATGCCACCAGCTGAAGGTGGTGAAGATGAGGACGCTGGTAAGAGATCATCTTACATGGCTGAAGCTCAAAAATATGCCGGTAAATTAGGACAAGAATTAAGAGATTTACATGACCAAATGGAAAGTGATGATATCAAATACATTTTAAACATGATCATTTCTGCTGTTGATTTAGATAAATTATCAGATGAAGATATAGAAGATATTGCTAAGAAATTTGAAAGAGAAGAAGAGGGTGGAGTTGGTATGGAAGAACCGACAGGTGAGGAACCCGCACCATCTCCTGAGGAGACACCTTCGGAGATGAATGAATACGATTCAATGGCCGCATTAGATGAGTTCGTTAATACTCCAATGGATACGGATGAAATCGATTTATCAAAATATGCAATTAAGGAAGAAGGAATGGATGATGAAGAAGTTCAAGAATTGGACTTAGATGAGATGAAAAGTGAAATCAATAATGCAATCGGATCAACATTAAGCAAATATTTTAAATAAAAAATGCATCTAATATATGTCAATGAAATCGGTTCAGATTACAAAGGTCAAAAACAATACGAGTTCGTATTCAGTGAGACCACTGAAATTGATATGGGCGATTGGTTCGTTATACCTGCTTCGGCTTGTCAACGGTCTAAATCGCCTGACATCGAATATGTTGACGTAGTAGGTTTATTAAAAGATACAGATTTACAATTAGAATTAGTTCAAGACTCCGATTATTTCGGAGTTATTGATGCTGTGGATGGTGTAGTTTCAATGGCTTGGGAAAAGTTTGACTTTGAGAACACGGAAGAAAGACTGACATTTAAATTTGGTGAACCAATAGAGAATGTAACAAAAAAATTAAAATCAAGAGGGTTTATCCTCTTAAAAGAAGAAATAAAATTCAAGGAATCATGAAAAGAACAGAATTAGTAGAGAAATTAATTAAAGAAGGTTTCTCAGAAAAAACATTAGTTAAATTCAATGACAGTCAACTTAAACAATTGGCTTCAAGGATATTGTCAGAAGAAGATGTTATGATATCTAAAAAAGATCCTCAATTTCAACAAAAAGTTGATGCGAGTAAAAAAGAAAATAAAACCATTGAAACTTATGAAGAACTTAAGGGTAATCAAAAGAAATTAGATAAGAATAAAAATGGTAAAATTGATTCTGATGATTTTGCAATCTTAAATAAAGAAAAGAAAGGTGAAGTTAAAGAAAACGACTATTGTGATAAATGCGATTGTGTAAAATCAAAATGTAAGTGTAAAAAAGAAGATGTGAACGAGGCTGACATGGGTTTAACTGTTAAATCATCACCAAAATCTACACCATTATTTGGTGGATCACCTAAGAAATCTACATCACCCAAAAAGAAATCCGTACCAAAGAAAAAAGAAGTTGATGAAACTGAAGAGGGAGAAGTGGATGAATCTTTACATGGTATTATGATTGGTGCAACTAAAGAAAAATTAAAGAAAGATTTAGGTAGAGAACCTAAAGATCATGAAGTTGAAAAAGAACTTGGTAAATTCGTGGATAGTTGGAAGAAAGATAATGAATCAAAAGAGAAGAAGGGAAAAAATCCGTATAATCCAGGAAAACCACCTAGTCCCGATTTTAATGGTTATAATAAGAAAAAAGAAAAGAAAAAAGAAGACGTAGATGAGTTATTACGTTTTTATGACGATGACGGAAACTCCATAAAAAACAAAAAGGGTGAACAGGATTCTGTATCTACAAAAGATAAGAACTTTAAGAAAAAAACCAAAAGTAAAAAATGCTCAGATTGTGATAAAGATATTAAGGATTGTAAATGTGACCATTCACATATGGATGAATCTAAGCAAGTAAAAAATTGGGTTAAAGGTTTGGTGGAAAACAAAAAATTTCATAGTTTTACTTCTAAAAACGAAATTATGGAACTTATTAAAACTAAAATTAACGAATCTGATGTAATGGTTCAACATGGACCTAAAGTAAATAAAGGTCACAATGGTATCCCTGAGTTTATGTCATATGATGCAATTGTGGGTGCTGAACCAACAACTAAACCAAAACCAACAACAAAACCCGGAACAAAGCCAGGTGAAAAACCAAAAACACCATATAACCCAGGTAAAAGACCTAATCCTAAGCCGAAAGCGTCTTTCGAGTAAAAAATTTTTAAACAAATGAAATTTTCTAAGAAAAAATTGTTATCTTTAATTGAATCAAATGTTAATGAAATGGCAATGGATTATGATACCCCTGATAGACCACATAGTGACATTACGGGTAAATTAGCGAGCGGAGATACACCTTTACAAAAAGTACCTCTACCTAAAACAGGTAGGGAGGAGGGACAACCTTCACAAAATTTCCAAGAATTATTGGCATCTGAAAGATATAGACAAGTTGTGTCTAAAGTTAGACAATACACGGGTCAAAATGCACCAATGAATGCAGACAGAGGAATTGGTCCATTAACTCAAATGATGATGAGTGCTCACAATAGAATTGTTCAAACCGAAAGAGCACACAGAGAACAGTTAGAACAATTGGCGATCGAGTTAGTTATGAAAGAAATGGGTATTCCCGAAGGTTCATTTCAATGGGATGTTAAAATAGTTGGTGTTGGTGAAATTAATACAGATAATTTTAATAGAGAACAACAAGGAGAACCCCAAATGCCTCAAGTTAATATTGAAGTTGAGGAAGATTTGATGACAGATTTAGAACAACTAAATCTTGAAAAGGCTAAAAGAAGATTAATGAATGCAATGATACAAGGTGCGTCCAAAAAAGGTCATTATATGTATCATTTAGTTCCTGAAAAAATAGAAGAAATTACAGGTTCACAAACCTTATTAAATGATTATGGTATATTAATGTCTGTAAATGATAGTTTATATTGGCAATTAGGTGATGAAATGATGCAAATGATGATGGGTTCACCGTCAGGACATGGAGGTAATGAAGAAGTGGATACACAAACTGATCCACCAACAATTAAAGTAAGAGCGGTAAATTTTCCAATATGTGTACACGAATGTATTAAGGGTGTTATGGAAATATTTGCGGTACACGGTCAACCAGAAGATGAAGAGTTAAATCAATTGGTTTCTGATAGTGAAGATACATTAGAAAAAGAAATGTGGGATTTGCGTTTAGGACCATCAATATGGGATAGGATTAGACAACAAATGCCCGAAGATATTTTAACTGACGAAAGTAAAGTTGAGATACAAAATTATTTATTAATGGCAATTTTTCAATTACCAGCAAAAAAATTCTTGGTATTATGTAAAGAAGTGATTTCCGGTAGTGATAACGGAAAAAGATTATTGAGTGAATTAACTGACAATGTCATTAAAAAACTTAATGATGAAGAAATTGATAACTTATTTAATAGTGATTTAGATGAATTAACGGACGGAACTGACAATGATGATTTAAAAGATTTTATATCAGGTATTCCTGGTATTTCATTGTCTAACGATGATGATGAGGGGGATGACGATGATGATCTTTTTAGAGAGTTAGGTTTAGATAGACCTACGAAATAATACAAAGGTGGTTTACTTAAACCACCTTTTTTTGTATTTATACATATATGAATTCAAGAATTGAACAGTTAAAGGAGTTAGCTAAGATAATGAAGGATACTCCTTATGCTCTAAGAACTTATCTACAAACATTCGATAATACACAAAAGAAGTATGTTCCGATGGATTTATTTGAAGATCAAATCCAATTAATAAAGGACTACGAA